GCGCGCGACATCCCACGGCGCTCCGTCGGCAAAGTACCTATAAGCTGCTGATCTGTAAGGCTTTTTCGGCTTTCCGTCGCGAATGCGATTTGTTGGGGTGAGTCGCTATTTTTCCTTTGAGATCAATGAGTTACGGCCAAGCGCCATTCTGCCCGATTGATTGCGGCCGGTTGCTATCGGCTGCCTTCGGTTGCCTTCGCGTTGACGCTGGCAATGGCGGGCGTGCCTATGTCAATGCGCGGGCATGGTCTCGGTAGGTGCTGGACGCTATACGCGGCCGCGTGTGCTGTTGGTATCGGTAGGCTTTGGCTTTGTGTTGCTGGGTTATTGCTGCGCTTAGAGCGCGCTACAGACGCGCACAAAAAAGCCGGGACGTGCCCGGCTTAGTTTGGTTGATGGGCGGCGCTATTGCTCGGTGCTTTCTAGTTCGGCGCACTCCTCGCATTGAATCCGCTCATTGCGACACGTCCATTCTGGCGTGATCTCGCCGCAGGTTTCGCATTCCTCCGATAAGCACTCGGCGCATAAGTAGCCATCGAGCGTGCCATTATCGGCTAGAATACGGTTAACATAACGGCCAGAACCCCACGCAACAGACTGCAGACAATCTACGCAATGCTGTCCTATGTCCTTCGCTGGATTCATCCTTTACCCCCGTCCTGCGCTTTCATCATGCGCCACACGTCCATGCGCTCGGCTAGTCCTTCCTCGATGATGAAACGGCAAGAGTCCGTCATTGTGCGTTCACCGGCGACGCACCGGGATAGGTAAGACGTGCTAACGCCTATCTGCGCCGCGACCAGTGAACGACCGCCCAGTGCGTCTATTTTCGCGTCTAAGGCGCTGTCTTTTCTAATTTGCATCTTTGGTGCTCCACGCTTCCCAAAGGCTTGCGGCGCGCTCTTTCGCATCACGCAAAGCGCCCAAAACTGCCCAATGATCTCTCATGTTGTCATACGTCACAGGCTCCAATTCTTCGCCCGGTTTGATCCTAACCGACGAGCATTCTAAATCACCGAAAATGACCTCATCGGCGAGCGCGTGTTCTTCGACGAAATCCAAATCTTTGCCCAAATGCACGCCCGCAATGAATGCCGCTAATTCGTTTTGTGTTTCGATTTTCATGCTAAACCCCCGTCAATTGATAAAGTGTAATAAGTACAAACGCGCTCCAAGCCACGCCAGACGCAAACGCCCAAGCACCGGCTTTGGTGCTCTCTCGTCTTTGCTGCGCCTCAATGGCGCGCTTCTGCTCGTCATAACGCGGCGCGAAGTCTTTCGGCGTGCCACCCGGCACAATCGGCGCGCGTTTACTTTCTTTCATCATTTCGCCCATCGGACGCAATCTCACGACCACTGGCGCATTCTTCTCAGTTTTCATACTTACCCTCTCGCTATTATGTTTGCGCTTGCAGCGCGTGAACCGTGAACCGTGAACCCTACAACCGTCTTGCGCTTCGCGTGCGTACATAGCTTGCACGATAGGCAATTGACGCCCTCGCGATATTCGGCCGGGCAGCGCACAAACTTCACGCCACCCCGGTCGAATGCGCGCCAGTCATTGCCGCGCTTCTCATCCGATATGATTGCGACCGTGGGAAGATTGCGCTTGGCATATCCAACGGCTTGCGCCTCATTGTTTGCGCTCGCGTTTATGGTGAATCCGCGCCGGTTTGCGCTTCTTACCTTGCGCGCGTTCTGCGCGTTCATTGGGTAATGGGTATAGGTGAACCCACGCCGCCCGTCATTCGCTGCGATCAAATCTTTGAGCTTGTCGCTGTCAATTTCATCGGGTGCGCTGGGTGGTAGGTCTCCACTCACATTATGGCGCCAGACTGTATCCGGCTTTAATGCTGCTATTTTGTCGACGAATTGCGGCCATGGGGTGCCGCGCTCGCCAGCGTCCAGCTTGTCCCAATTCAGCCGGGTATGAAATCCAGCGTCCGCATAGCATCCACCCTTACCGATTAACGGACAAGATGGCGGGCATGTTGCGCGCGCGCTATTGCTGGCAGGCATGGGGCCGATTTTCGCGTTTGCGCTTTTGGGGATAAACTGAAAGTTCATCATTCACCCCCCAGGTCATACATGCTGCAGAGTTTGCCGTAGTCCAGCGCGCGGATTTCTTCCGCAACATACTTAGGGATTGCGTCCGTGATTTGCTCGCGATAGTTCGCAGCAATACTCGCGGCCGTGATATATGTTCGCCTCAAAGACAAAACGTCTTCTATTGCTGGGTAACGCAAATAATCAAAGGCAAAGCCGATGACATGTTGCGCCGTGAACAATTCGGCCGCTATTTTTGGTCCAAAATTCTTTGGATATTCGCGACCAGCACACCACCCTGCCCGGTGCTGTCTTTCTTGTCGCGTTTCTTCCTGTATCAATTCGGCGACATAGTCCCAAGTGCCGCCACGGTGGTCGATAGCGTGCTGCAGTTTGCGCGAGGCGGTCTTTATTAGTTCGATTTGTTTTTTGGTGATGGTCATTATTCACCCCCCAAATAACGCACGATAAAACCGGCGCCCAATGCGGCAATGGCCGAAAGCGCCGATATCGTCGCCGCAAACGCGAAGGCAAATGGTGTTGCGCCGCCAGCAATGGCGACCATTAAGAGAAGCGCAGTAATCGCGCACCATGTAAAAGAAAAGATTAGGTGATGCATTACTTCACCCCCAACGCGCGTTGAGTTTCAGCGTCTAGCGTGGCGAGATATTCTTTCGCCTCGCGCTTTGCGTCCTGCTGGTTAATGTCCCATGCCATAACATAGGCGATGGCTGCGAATGGGCCAGCAAATGCGACCGCAAGCCACGGGCTCGCGAGAAACATGCAAGCCACTAGGGCTAGCCATTGGCAGGTATAAAAGACGTTTGTCTTATTCATTTTGTATCCTTGTTTTTGGTTTGTGTTGCGCCCTTTTCACAAGCGCAGAAACATCCTCAGCCATAGCGTTGACATTGTCAACACCCCAAAACAAAAAAACCTGATTATTTTTCTTATAAAGGCACCGGCCGAAATTAGCGGACAAAACTCGGCAATGATTGTCCGCGCTTCGTCAATAACCCCGCTCGGTCGAATCAATCGGGCGCACCCGGCCATTATCGGCCACGCTCCGCCATGCTCGGCCATCGCAACCGGCCGACCGGCCGACCACTAACTAACGGCCACCCAGCACCTCGCCGCGCCTACTTCGTGGGATAGTAAACACCTGCAAACCTACTCCGTGGGATAGCCGCGAACTAGCTCCGTGGGATAGCCTTCACACCCCTTCGTGGGATAGTAAATGCGAAAAATACCTTCGTGGGATAGCCGCCAGGCAGCTTCGTGGGATAGTAAATATACTTCGTGGGATAGCCGCGATCAGCGAGCGGTACGCATCGCCTTGCGTATTTGTATAGAGAACTCAAAGGGTAAACGTCGTCTGGCGTAAGCCTTTGCGATCTCTGTCGCTGGGAACAGCCTACCGATGGGACGGCTTCTGTAACCAGTGTGGAATATCATCTTGAGCTTCTTGCCGCCCTTCTTACGCTTAAAACCAACACGCTCATATAAACCTAAGTACTTATCTGCCCTTGGCTTGCCTTGTGGAAATCCATAAAAGTATCGCTCTTTATTGGCGCGAAATTTCTGATAAGCATCCTTCTTAATATTGCCGTGCTTGTTAATCGCGCTCTTTGGTGTGTGCCTGGTTGGCGTTATAAGGTTGACCCTTCCTGCCTTGTCGGGCGGCTGCACCGTCCCGCCCTTAAGAATGTTTGTAAGGTAACGACGTTTGGCAGCACCACCGCCACCTCTATGCACACCACCAGGGCTCACCCTTCCGCCATGGCGCTCACCGATTACATGGGCTATCAGTTTGCGCTTCGACGCCTTCATGTATTGAAAGCCTTGCTTCGTGAATTTCTCGGCACCGCCGATCAAGTGTTTATCGATCTCTCGACGCAGCAAACCTCGACCGCCCTCTCCAACAGAAATCTGAAAGGCTACCCTGTTTAATGTCTGTGCAGCAGCGAAGGGAACCTGATTAACATCAAGATCATGGAAGTAGCTGACTGCCTTCGCAACATCGAACTCTACAAGCGTCTTATCCACCATCGTGGGATAGCCTCGATAAGTCAGTCACAATCAAAACGCGGCCAGAGCAACCAGGACAGGTCGCACGGAGCATCTGCGTTTCATAAGAGTATCCACAAGTAGCGCAATCTATTTTGAATCTACTAGATCGATGAGGAGTGAAGTCCCGTCCTCGCCCAGCACCGACGTTATGTTCTTTGGCACCATCCCCACATTCAAGTAGACCCCTTGCTGCATGCTTACCCATTCATCGAACTCCTCAATCGCTTGCATCCTACGAACTGTTTCCGTGTCTGGTAGATAATCGATTGGCCGTAGCTTGGGTTGATCTAACGTATTCTTCGTAATCGCGACCAAATTTTCCTTCAAACCACTGTCTCCAGGTTCGTTTTCTACTAGGTGTTTTGTGATCCAGTCTGCCCCATATGTCCCTAGCAGCACAGTATTGAAGAAACTCGTAGTCTGACTCAAAATGCTCTCTCCCCAAGCGCATGCACTTTCTCCTTAAAGTCTTGTTCTATCTCTAGCAGTTCATTGACCGTCAGAGCTTTGCTGTCCCGTGCGAGCCCTTGTAGCCACTCCACGCCTTCTCTGCCGTAGGTGTCGATCATGTGGAGTGTGTACTCCATCAAGGCACCGTGCCGAAAGGTGTTGCAGCCGGGACATTGCGGCCAGATGTTTTCCTCTACGAAATAGACAGCGTCAAACGTCTTAGGTATGAAGTGACCAGCATGCATATCTCGCCAATGACGCTTCGCAACGCACGTTGTGCATTGAACCATGCCATGTTCGTCAGCATGCTTTCGCCTGATGTACTCGCTACATAAGCGCCAAGCGCGAGCCCGCACAGTTTTCTTGGTTTGTTTACGCCGGGACGGCATGGTTACTCTAAGCGCCCTAGTCACGATAGATCATCTTTGATTTCGTGAGTACACCCTGCAGATCTTTTAGCCTGCGCTCCGCGTTCATGCGTTCTTCTTGATCCGTGAGTTCTAGCCCTAATCGAGCTAATCGGCTTGGGCCGCGTCCTCCCCAGGTTTGATCGATATTCCGCATCTCGTTTTGCGTGCGGCATATCGCTTTTTGAATGGTCTTTGGTTTGGCAATCCAACTCATTGTTATTCATGCAGAGAGTGTCCTCGCGGTTTCATCCGTGATCCACTTACCTAGCGTGCCCCTCATGTAGTTTTCTCGGTCACTGTTGTGGAAGCGATTGATGGCTTCTGTAACGAAGTCATCCATCCAAAACGGCGCATCGTCCGGCATCTTGCCTAGACCGAGTTTATAATCTAGCAGCCTGTCTGCAAGCAAAACATTATCGTTGATCTTCTCTGTTTTACGCGCGCTACCACCTTGATGATCTGGCTTAGACTTGTAAGCACTTCGCAGTTCATTGGTTATTTCAGCAATGTCAGGGAAGTAGTTGTTCTTGGTGAGCAACCGACCAAGGGCTTCTTTGAGTTGAACTTCTGTGTGCTTGCCAAGCTCCTGGTAGTAGATCTCTCGGATCTGCGGCCAATCCTTTTTCTTATTAGGTTTGTACGCGAGCCATTGCTTGAAGCAGCGATCAAAGGTATCAATATCCATAGATCACTCCTTAAAATGGTATGTCGTCTTCGTAATCGTCTTGTTTGTTTTCAAAGGGCGCGGCGCGCATGCTTCCTGGCCCATCTAACTTACGGTCGAGCAGTTCAACACGATTAGCAACCACTTCGGACCAAACGCGCTTTTCACCGTTAGCTTCGTATTGGCGGTTGGATATGCGCCCTTCAATCGCGACTTTTGATCCCTTATCGCAGTAGTTCTGCAGGATTTCAGCGGTCTTATCGAATGCGGTTATGTTATGCCAGGTGACATCGTCTTTACGTTCGCGAGTCGCCAAAGAGCAGTTAACGACGAGTTTGTCGTTTTTAGTCTTCTTGTACTCAGGCTTTCTACCAAGGTTGCCGATTAGCATTACATGGTTCATAGCGTTAGCTCCTTATCTTTCTATTCGTTCACTGTAGCCCGCGCGCGCGGGTATATATTGAAAATGTTAAGAAACGCATCACAAGTGATTCTCAACATAAGCAAATTCTTCACTTCAGAGCTACCCGGAAGGCACACACCGTCCTGCGCCGGGCAATAGCACTAAACCCCTGACTCACGTTTTAGGTTCCAGCTAAGTGGCTGTCCCTCATACCTAGTCGATCAGGGCGACTGTCGGTGGTGCTCGCTGCCGTGTCTCGCAGTCTCTAAACGCTCTGGGCCATCGTTTAGCATCACACCCGCTTTAAAAAACCCGCCTTCTGGCACGGGGACGGGAACCCGCGTTTCGGGGATGGAGATCCCTTGCCATTCCGTTAGTGGGCACGCGAACGGAGCGCGCAAGGAGGGGTGTGTCGTCCCTGCCCAACCGCTATTTGACCACACTCGCGGCAGTGCATGAAGGTTGCAAGCAGCGCAACCCGGTCTGGTGTAAATCCGCCTGTGTGACCACCTGGGCGGCGCAGGGTGAAAACTCAGAGATTGTGAACTCTGAGGGGCCACTCGCAGATTGAGGAAAGGATACGAACCTCGCACTGCTACAAACACCAATCTGCCGGGAAACATATGGTGTCATTTCGGATCTTCCAGAAAGCTGTTTATCTCTGCAAGTCTTTCTTTCGGAAACTCAGTGTGCTGCCACTTGCATACGGCCGCGCGAGATATGCCTAACGCACGCGCAAGCTCTGCCATAGATGCATCTCGCATCGCCAGCTTCACTTTGAACTCTCGCCACAATTTGTCTTCCATAAACGGAAAGTAACAAAAGAGGTTTGCACGGTCAACCTATTCATGTATCTTAATTAACAACGTTAACCAAGGATGTTAAATGATCAAGATAAGAAAAAACGTGCCTATACCAAATCTAGGAGTGAATACTCGAAGGTACAAGCATCGTGATTTATATGAGTTGGTAGACCAATGGGACGTAGGAGATTCGGCGGTAATCGAAAAACATATCGAAAGAGATAAACATGGACACTGGAAAAATACGCGATACGGAACCCTTAGAAGGATCGCAAAATCCAAGAAGCAAAAAGTCCATTTCTACAGAGATATCCAAAAAGGCACATTGGAAGCGTGGCGGGTTAAATAATGCAATCGATAAAACGCAAATGGTGGTGTTACCACAAACAGAATCCAGACGTGTACGAACTGTTCAAGCGGTACACCTTTCAGCTAATCAGAGCAGGACACAATCACTACTCTGCGAAAGGCGTCTTTGAGCGCATACGATGGCACTCAGACGTAGAAACTGCCGGGGAACCGTTCAAGATCTCAAACAATTACACGCCGTATTACGCCCGACTCTTTATGACCGAGTTCAAGCGGCACGATGGGTTCTTTCGCATCAAAGAACTCAAGGACAACTGATGCATACAGAGATTTACGACTGCAAGGTGTGCGAGACAGAAACCGAGTTTGCATATATTGAGGCAGAGCATGGCGACCGCTCGCAACCTGGATGGGATGCCTGTTACAAATGCACGGTGTGCGACGATTTTATTATAGAAATGTGGGAGTTAGAAGATGGCTGATGGAATAGTAAACATACGCGGTAAGGACTACATAACCGTCCCAAAGCGCATGGCAGAGTTTCGCAAGGAACACACGATCAAAGAAGGGTGGGCGGTAGTCACAGAGTGCCAGGACATACCAGACAAGATCCGAGTCAAAGCGATGATTCTTAACCCGGCTGGCATGGTTGTCGCGACAGGGCACGCAGAAGAAAAGCCAGGTAGCAACCCAATCAACAAAACAAACGCGATAGAGAACTGCGAGACCAGCGCGGTAGGACGGGCTCTAGCAATGTGTGGGTATGGTGGCGAGTCGTTTGCTAGTGCAGAGGATATGGCACAGGTGCAAGCATCTGAAACACCGATCGACCAAGCATTGATATCTGATATCGAATCAAAGGCAAAGGAAGCCAGTATCGACATAGATAGAATAAACGCACGATACGGAGTGCAGCGGCTGCAAGATCTGTCGCAAGATGCCGCAAAAGAGGCGCTGCGAATTATCTCTAAGCAATTAAACGCAAAGGATGAAGCCGAATGAAGCAGGGAACACCAGAATGGTTTGATTCTCGTGTCGGTTGCTGCACGGCAAGTCGATGCTATGACGCAATCGCCAAGACCAAGTCGGGTTGGAGCGCATCTCGTGAACGCTATATGGATGAGTTAATCACTGAGCGACTCATCGGTAGAGCCCAGGATCACTTCATCAGTGCAGACATGATGTGGGGTATTGAGCAAGAACCGCTCGCGCGCGCTGCGTATGAGTTTGAGAACAATGTTACCGTTCAGGAAGTAGGCAGCATTCCTCACCCTGTGATTGAGTGGTCTAGCGCCTCACCTGATGGGCTAGTTGGTGATGATGGTCTCATAGAAATAAAGTGCCCGAAGACCACCACCATGGTATCGACTGTGCTATCTGGACAGATACCTAAGAACTACGTTACACAGATGACCTGGCAGTTGGCTTGTACTCAGCGTAAATGGTGTGACTTCGTGATGTTTGATCCCCGGTTGCCACCAGCAAATCAGATATGGATTCAGCGTTATGAGCCCGAAGAAGATGTGATCACCCAGATAGAAGAAGATGTGAAGCTGTTCCTGTTAGACCTACAGGTGCGCCTCAAGACTTTTCAGTCTCAAACCGCCGGGTAATCACCAAGCCTGATCAACTCAGTTACCTCAACTGCCCTGTCACCGACCTGGTCAGCCCAACGGGAATCCAAAAACTCATCGGCTGCTAGGTCGTACTGACCGCGTGACATAGCCTCTAGCGCCTTCACAAAGCCTCGTAGGCGGGTCAATCCCAGATTGAAGCACAGGTTGATCATTGCGTCCCTGCGCGGCTTATTGAGGTCTCTGTACCAGTCATACGCACTCTCTAGCTCTGCATCGCAGCGAGCTATGTCATTCATCAACAGGTATTCGATCTCATCATCGGACAGGCCAATCCCGCCGTCTTCATCAATGCAGCGGCCGACACCAATCGTGGTTTTGTCGGCAGTACACTGATAGGCGAAAGCCTTCACGCCTTCGTGCCGTTTCAATGTTTCTACAAGTGGCCCCATAAACGTCACCATCTATTTCTCTCTTGCAACCTGGTTGACCTTCTCGTATGAGCGCATAGCGCCCAAACCTAAAAGTCCCATCATTACAGGCACCAGTAAGGTTGTGTCTACCGGATCAACTTCGAGCCAGATGCCCAACAGGTTAACGATGATTGTGTTGTAAAGCAGACCGAGTGCGCAGATCCACCCGATAGCTGGTCTCCAGCCTGCAACGAACAGCGACTTGTGCGCTGCTTCCATCTTATTTATTTCTAGCTGACCTTTGAGTGCTTCGTGGGATTGCTTCTCAGCGAGCGTAGCGATTTCGTGACTGAGCCGCGCTTTCTGATCCTTGTCTTCGATGAACTTGTCGAGCAAGCCAGTTACTGGCCCGACCAGTTGTGCAACTATGCTCATTTACCATTCCCTCTTGTTACCCAGGCCGAAGCGCCAAAGAAGGCAGCAACCAAGCCTGCAATAGCCACAAAATATACTGATGCAATGTCGCCCAAGATAGCAGCGGCTTGATTGAGCCCAACGAAGGTACATACAACGATCAGCGTGGGATACAGGAGCATGCCCCAAAGCGCGAACCATGCCATGCCGCGCTGCGCGTTTGCTTTGTCTTGCTGCAGTCGTAGCTCTTGCAGTTGCTGGCTGGTCTCAAGCTCGTCGTCTGTAACCACGCCGTCACCATCGGTGTCGTATGTGCTGTATTCAGAGCCTTCCTCTAGACGCTTTGCGCTCAATCTGATTCAGCCTCAATAACTTCTTCTCCAGGAGGCTGGTTATGATTTAGACCTTCTTGCTGCTCTTTGATTATTTTAGCGTGGAAAGCAATGTTGTTGTCCGTTTCCTGCTGCTCGATGACAAGGTTAACGTTGCGCTCCTTGAGGTGTGCGATACGCCTCGCCCTGATCACACCTTCTTGAGTTAGATCCTCTTCTTCGTATTTGACGCCATCAATCTCTATCATGTTTGAACCCCTTGGTTTTTCAACATTGTAAACTCAATGTCTAGTCATAGAAAGTGATGTTTGGTCTCACCCTGACGGGTATGCAATAAGCTGAAATGTTCTCCTGAGTGTTGATACGTCTTTTATCAACAGACTTTATAGAACCTGTCTCCAGCCACACGGCGAACTGGTTGCACCTATGAACGTTGCGGAAGTGAAAGTCACCTGGGACTCGCTCGCCTTCAACCATCATTACCAGTAGGAATGCCATAATCATGGCAGATCTAGCCAGTAACTAGCGGCGAACAAAAGCGTCGGACCAGCGAGGCCACTGATTAAGACGGTCCAGAGTATTTTTTCCAAGATGCTCAACCGTACATTCTCAATATGATTGCGAACGCTCCGGCAATTAGAGTTCCCCCGACAATAAGTGTCGTGCCCCCCACTAAGATCTGATTGGTCAAATGTTGTCGCGCCTTCTTTTTACGAGCAATCATCCTCAAGTGCTCTTGCCGATCTTGCTCTTGCTGGGCTTTTGCGGCCTTAAAGTCATCGAGGAGCTTCGGATCTGCGACGAGGAGCAAATCGTGGACGCTCTGCCAGTGCCGGTCATATTGCCTTTTTATCATCTGTAGCTTGAGGATCTCGTTCTGCGTGAGTGGCTTGAAGGTGCTTTGACGACGCCTAGCCTCGAACTCCGTGATGCCTTCCCCGAAGTCAGAGATCATCCCCATGACTTGGTGGACGCCTTGCCCAGTTTCGTTGCATTGAGCTATCAGCCCATTCAGGGCCGAGAGAGTGGCTGTGGCAGCCGCGATTGACTCAATCACCATTGGGGGTCACCCCATAAAGAACTGTGGGAGGGCTGCTGCCAGGATCAGCGCATAGAGGCCATAGATTAGATTCTCAAGGTGTTTAAACTTGGCACTACCTTCTGCAAGGCGTTCCTCTATCCGCTCGTAGCGCAGAGCACACTCACGCTCGTGAGCGTTTATTTCATTTAGTGCTTGGTCGCCAGCGTCACTCATACGGATACATTCACTCTGCGTATCGGTGCTAATGGCTGCGCCTCAATGGTTGAGCCGGTCTGCGTATACAGCACAGGCATAATGGTCTCCACAGCCTCTCTAACGGCCTCGCCCTCAGCCCCAGTGCGCAGCCTTTCTTGCTTCTGAACCGCGACCTGCTTCCAACTCACTTGGGCCGTGCTATTGACAGAAACAACGTCCATTACCAAGGCACTCCTTCACCTGTTGTGGGCGTAATTTCCAAATCTATCTGTGCCTGCAGCCCAGCCTCCAGCGCAGCCACCGCGTCGTCGCCCATTGCTGCTTTAAGCCAAGCAATGCAATTGGCTTCTGTCACACTGTCGTAGGCCGTGAAAGCACTGGGGTCTGGCGCCGCTAAACCTTGAGTGCCATAGCTGCCAGCGGCGTAGTCTTTGCCGTCATTGGTTTCACTGGCATTGCATCGCCAATGCAGGTTATTGATGACGTTGGTCAAACCGTCTTCTGAAAGCACAAAGTCAGTCTGTGAGATTGAGTAGGTAAATGTTGCTGCCATTAGTTGTTCTCCTAGATAGCTGAAATTATGAAGGCGAGAAGTTCTGAGTAGCGCACACCAAGCCGTGTCTGCTCACTGCCATCATCATTTGTCCAAGTGTCGCTGCAAAACATTGCGTAACGTGCAGCGTCTAAGCCTTCCTCTGTAAATGCGTCTTGCAGGTCTTGGGCGATGATCCCGAAGTGAATACGAGCATCGTCGCCTTTTTCTGCTACGGCAGACTTCCAGCGATACTTTCGGAGTAAGCCTTTCGCGGCTTTCGCAACGCGCATTTCTGCATCTGAAAGCAGCTCAATATCCTGCTTTTCATTTCGGTCGGAGGTGTTGATCGTGGCATTTGCACAGAAAAATTCTTCCCAACGCGAGTTAGACGAGCCAAGGTTTAATGTGTTGTCCGCGTTGCTGTTTGCGTGTTTGTTCCAAGGGCGAACGTCTGTCCCACCATTGAAATAGATAGCGCCAGTGCCGCTGCCACCGATTGAAAGAGAGCCTTGCTGAGCATTAATGCTACCGACTGTTGTGCTGTCTTTGTGGAATAGAACTAAATTGCCATCACTTGTTAGCCTGTCAACTAAAAGAGGCTGTCCTCCATCTCTAGTAGCCACTAACAGACCGTTACTTCTGGCTTCTACGCCGACAGCACTGGTGTTTTGGCTAGCCTTCCCCACAAGAAAATTTCCTGACGTATCCAGTCTTGCCCTCTCGGTTGTGCCGTTGGCTCCTCCGCTAAATATTAAATTATTAGAATTGGTCCAACGAATCTTCGCATTAGTGTCCTGTTCCACATAGAACTGAGCAACACCAGTTTCTTTCAGAACTATTCCAGCAGATCCAGAGCGCCTAATTTGCAGTGCGGTGCCGGTGAGATTCGTCTCGCCGATGCCGACGTTGCCTGTACCGCCATCAATCCTCATGGCTTCGCCAGCGGTCTTAACTCTGAAAATTAAACCGTTGTCACCATTTTTGTTTTCGATGTAACCGCCTTCCGCGTCGGTATACATTCCCAAGCGGTAGCCGGTTGTGCTGCCAATTTGAATTGCAGGATTTGCTTGTGAACCCTGTGTTTCTGCTGTGCCGCCGACATGCAAAAGTGCGTTGGGGCTGTTTGTGCCCACGCCAACCCGATCTTCTCCGCCATCGACAAACAGCATATTAGCGTTGCCGTCAGACTCAACGCGGAAGTCTATGTCGTTGCTATCTTCATTGAAGACAACACCAGAACCAGCTTTGAACTGCATGTAAGAGGTGTTAGCTCCAGCAGTCATTACGTTGACGTTATACAGACCGTCTTCAGTTCCATCAGAAGCATCTAAAATATAAACTTCTTGCTCCGCATATTGCACATCTTGCGAATTGTCATTTCTTCCAACAAATTTAATGTTGCCTAGAAAATCGTTGTCTGCTGGAGATGATGAGTTTCTGTACAGTTTTACATTAGGGCCAGAGCTTGCATCCGCATCTGTAGAAACGAGCGTCAGATTGTCGGAGTTGTCGGCAGTAGTAAAAGTTGCAGAAGTGCCGCTCAGTGCGGCGGTAGTTACTGTGCCAGTAAAAGTTGGCGATGCTAAAGGCGCTTTGGCATCTAGTTGCGTCTGAATCGCTGATGTAACGCCATCGACGTGATTAAGCTCTGCCGTTGTCGCTGTAACGCCATCAAGGATATTCAACTCCGCAGCGGTGCTAGTAACGCCATCTAAGATGTTGAGTTCAGCCGTAGTGCTGGTCACGCCATCGAGAATGTTTAGCTCTGCTGCCGTCGCCGTTACGCCGTCCAGAATGTTGATCTCAGCGCCCGTCGCAGTGATAGCCGTACTGCCAAGCGTTAGCGTTGTAATCGTCAAGGCACTAACTGTGTTTCCTGTCAGCGCAGCGTTTAGGCTTGCGTCTGAGACGTTATTAAGATCTGCCCTTGCTTGTTCAAATCCACCTGCCGTTGATCCGTCCGATACCACAATGGAATCGTTTGTCGTATTGACAACAACTTCGCCTTCCGCGCCGGTAAATGCCGCTATTTGGCTAGCTGTTCCTCTCCTGATTTGTAATTGTGTAGCCATTTAAGTCTCCAATGTGGGCCAGTCTTCGTCATCTAAATTAGGCCAGTT